GGACATCACGTGCCCAAAATATAATTTTTATTGTTGTGAGAGGGTCTTCATTGAACGCTTTAGAAACTTTGGTAAATAACCTTTTTTTATCTACTCCCCTCATCGCTCCGATTTGGAAGAATAGATTAACACACTGATTCAGTGGGGACGAATTGGTTGACATTCCGTTTTCTGTCACAGCATCTTTTATTTGTAAAGCGTCAATTAAGTTCATGATTAATATTTTTAAATGTTAAACGATATATAATAGTACATAAAAAACTACACCTGTCAAGCCCCTATCCCTAATTTTTTTGACGAGTCTCCCATCTTTCTTTTCGCGATGGTTTTGCGTCTTTTCGTTTTTTTGTGGCCGATGGAGTTGATGCTTCATTAGTTTTTCTTCCAAACTTTAACTGGTACTCTAACTTTACTCTTTGCTTTTTTGCTCCTTCTGGAGGTAACTTGTCTAGTTTTTCCTGAATTGTTAATGAATCATATAGTTTTTGTCTTTCTGTAGCAGATTTTTGTCTTTCTACTTTTCCATGTGTTTTTACTCTTCCCATAATTTTTAAGTATTAGAGCGGGTGGGTGGATTACGAACCACCATCTACCTACTGGAATGTAGGTCACTTTAACTAATTAAGCTACACCCGCATATTTTTATTTTTAGTGAACCAGGAAGGATTCGAACCTTCGACCGTCAGCTTAGAAGGCTGATGCTCTATCCAGCTGAGCTACTGGTCCAGGACAAATATACAAATTTTTTATTTAACACAAGATTTGTGGTGGTGTACCTGGTGTGTCAGATGGTTTGTAAGGGTTTATTACCACATAAGGTGGTTGCCTATACGAACCTTCATCACTAGATTCCACTTCTTTTAACTTATCCTGAATAGTATCCCAAGTTTTTTTAGTAGGCATAAACTCTGTTGAGTCCACTATCCCTCTTAACCAATATACAAATTCTTTTTCTGTCATAATTTTAATTTTGTAAGTCCAACTTCTCTCCAATCATAATCTTTAAATCCTTTATCTCTAGGTAAAGAAACGGAATGTGCTTTTACTTTACTTCCTTCATCATTTATTAAAACCCTACCTGAGTCTGCACATCCCATAATTAGTTGGTCGAAAGGGATTCCTAATTTAGTGATTTCTTCTTCGGTTATTTTTCTAAGATTTTCTCTTCTTCCAGTCATAAGAATTATCTTACACCCCTCATTTTCCCATCTATTCATATGTTCTATTACACCAGGTAACACATCATGGGGGGTTTTTACTATCCCTAGAGTATCTTTTTTGTAAGTAACTAAAGTACCATCTATATCACAAATTATTGTTTTCATAAAAATTACTTATAGTCCTGGTTTTCTTTTAATTCAAATCCATTTAAAGATTCTAATTTACCTTCAGCGTCAGCAAGTTTACAAAATAATTTATCCATTTCCTCAATTATTTGAGGGTGTTCACCGATACCAGCTGCGTTATTTAAGTAAACCTCTAGAGTTGCTTTGGATTCTAGAATATCCGCCTCATATCTTTTTTTTAATGCTTCTAATTTAATATCCATATTATACTGTTTCATTTTGTGTAGAATATTCTAATGTTTTTAATATTCTACGGGTTAATTTATAAGGGTCTGCGTTTGAAGCCGGTCTTCTGTCTTCAAGATATCCCTTCCAATTGTTTTTGACCGTAGACACAGGGATACGAATACTTGCTCCTCTATCTGATACCCCGTAACTATATTTTTGAATGTTTTGTGTTTCATGTAAACCTGTAAGTCTTTTTTCGTTTTCTGAACCATAAACATTAATATGTTCTTCATGATAAAATCCAAATGTATCACAAATAGATTCTATTAGTTCTTTACCACCATTTTCTCTCATGTCTTTTGTGGAAAAATTAACATGCATTCCTGAACCATTCCAATCACCATCTACTGGTTTAGGGTGGTAGTTTATTTCATATCCATGAAATTCACCAATTCTATTTAATAAAAATCTAGATAACCATAAATCATCAGAAGCTTGTTTCGCTCCTTGTCCAAATACTTGGTATTCCCATTGTCCTAACATAACCTCAGCGTTAATACCTGTAATTTCTAATCCCGCCATTAAACAAACATCAAGGTGTTCCTCAGCGATTTTTCTACCATCCACTGTACCGGTACCTACACCACAGTAATACCTACCTTGTGGGTCTGGATAACCAGCTTTAGGGAATCCAATTGGTTTACCGTTCTTCATAATGACATACTCTTGTTCGAAACCAAACCACTCGTCTTTATTTTCATCTTTTAATTTGTTTCTAGTATTAGTAGAATGGGGTCTTTCATCTGAATTTAAAACTTCACATAACACCAAATAAGAATTAGGTCTTTGTGGGTCAATTAATGTTTTAACTGGTTTTAATAAACAATCTGAATTATTTCCTTCCGCTTGTTTTGTAGAACTACCATCAAATGACCAAATGGGACAATCTTCAGGTCTTATCTGAGGAAGTATTCTTTCCTTCGGGTCTTGCATTTCTAAGTTAATAACTTTAGTTTTACTACGTAGGTGTGGTTCGGGTTTATACCCATCTAACCAAATGTACTCAAGTTTTATTTTCATCTTTTAATTTTTTAGCTAGTTTATTTAATTTTTCTTGAAACTCTTTTATTTGTGATGTAGGTATAATGTCCTTCGCGGGAAGGTCCATTATAACTTTTTTTAATTTCTCTATTTCTTTATCTAAATCTTTGTTGTCCATAGTCTAATATTTATAAAATATATGAAAGCGTTTATCAATAATCAACTTATCCCCTTAGAAATTAAGAGTAGCCCTAATAGTAAATCTATAGGGATGATGGGTCGTAAAGAATTAAACGGTGGGATGTTATTTCCTTTTGATTCTATAGGTGAAAGGTCGTTCTGGATGAAAAATTGTTTAATTCCTTTAGATATAGTTTTCATAGCTGGAAATAAGATTACTAATATCTCACATAATTGTCCACCCTGTAAAGAAAATTATTGTAAAAGTTATACAGGAATTGGTGATAAGGTTCTGGAGTTGCCCGGAGGATATTGTTCCTTAAACAAGATAAGTCGTGGAGATTCTGTTTACTTTGAGTGATTACTAAAATAGTGATAGAGAACTAATATTGATAGTACCCCTAAAAATGTACTTTGTCCCAAACTATTTAATGTTTTACTTATATTTCCAACCACATCCCAACCTAATATAGGTTCTCCCATAATTAACTGTAAAATCACACCTAAACAAAATATTACAAATACCAAATTAGTGAGTTGTACTACAAATTCTTTTAATTTGTTAAAAATATTAAACATTATCTTCTGAATTCTTTTAATTTATTTTTTATAGATTCTTTAAGTGATGTAGATTCCTCTTTATTAACTTTCTCACTTAACTTTTCTAAAATTCTTTTGGCTATTCTTTTAAGAAAATCACCACCTAGTTTTCCAAGATAATTAATTCCTGAAATGTTTGTTATACAAGGGTGACCACCACTGTTTGCTTTAATAATATCATAAGCGTTTACAGAAACATAGTCTAATACTTTTTTTTGTTTATATGATAAATCAGAATATGGTCGATTGGCAATATCAGTAATTAAATCATTAAAACTAGATTTTTTATCAGGATTTATCCCTTTAATATTATCTTTATATAATGCGATTAAATCCTTAAATCTAAACCCAAAAAAATCTTTTTCTGATTTTACGTCTCCAAAATCTTCATCACTTTGTTTAATCAATTTTTGTAGAGTAGATGTTACACTTCTTTCACTAATTCTTTTAATCTGTGATAAGGGTATATCTATAGATTCTAATTCAGATTTAAACTCATCTAGTACCTCACTTGCCATGTCACCTAAATTAACATTTTCATCAAATTTTGATTTAAATGGATTACAACTGGTTTGAATTAATCCCATAGGCCAAATCATTAGAAAATACTCCACATCAGGATACATTTCTAATGAAGAATATCTATCGTAAGAACCAGGTTTAAAAGCTGAAGGTATACCATATTGTACAAGTATCTTACCTTTTTGTTGTACTTTATCAAAGTTTTTTAGTCTTTCTCTATAATCTTCTGAATTAGTTTGGAGAGTTTCTACCCCTGGAAAACCCATCTGATTGGCTAATTCTTTCCCTTTCATAAACATACTAACAATGCTCGGATTGGAGAACATTGCTAATTTTTCTAGGAAACCAGGCTTATTTTTATAAGCTAAAATCAATTTATTAAGTGCAAATCCAGCAGCTTGTCTATTTTTTTCAATATCTTTTTCTTTATCTAACTTAAATACAAAGTTAATCACTTCTTCTGGTTTAATACCCTTTCGGTAAAAATCTGCAGAATCTACTGTTCTAAAAAGGTCTATATCACCAGTAGGGAATATATCTGTAGGTGAAATTATCCCTGAAATTGTTTCAACATTAGAACGAGCTGGTTTAAATTGTGTAGCAGCGTCTTCTACACCTGTTTGGGTATCGTGATGGTCCGTGTGTATTTTAAATTCAGGTTTACCATGAGCGAAATCTACTAAAACCGGCATAACATCTTTATTAGCATCTGGTTTAACTAATGCAAATTCTTTATCTCCGTATTGGATGGTTTTAAACCCTATAGTTTCTATCCCGTACTTATTAAGGTATTCTCTCATCGCTATCGCTGATACCACCCCGTCTAAATCTAAATGAAAATATATCTGAGCTTTAGGATATCTTTCCGCTAGTTTTTTAATGTCCTGAATACCACTTTCTGTAATTAAAGACTCAGAAATGTTATTAAATTGTTTTTTTGTGATTAATACTGATTTCATATTATATAAATATTAACATACCCCATCTTTACAAAAAGTTATTGCTGCTTGGTCTTTTCTTTTTTGGTGACCCCATTCTAATTTATTTTGTATAAAGTCTTTAGCTTTTTTATACTCCCCTTGTTCTATTTTTTCTATAGTTTTAGTTTTTATAAAAGCTTGGCATCCCATGTTGTAAACTATATCACTCATCACATAATACATACCTGATGTTATTTTTCTATTATTAAAACTAAATTTGTCACCTGGTTTAGCTCTGCCTTGCCATCTTTTTATACAATCTGCAGCTTCTTGAATATCTGGTTGGGAAATTTGTTCTGCTACTTTTTTAGTGATGGTATTACCTGGATAAGCGTACTTAGGGTCTGTAGTACCATAACCTATAGTTAGGGTTCCGTTTGCGTTACTTGTAGAACCTGTAAACACTCTTGGGGGGAAATAATAGTCATCATACGTAAAGGGTACAAAATCTTCCCATTGTCTAACATAATCAAAAATAGGTTGTCCTGCACTTCTAGTTCTCCAATCTACAAATTTGGATTTAAAAGATTTTTGTTCTAATAATCTTTTAAATTGGGACTCTTTAATGATTATACGCATAAGATATTTTATTTATAAATACTTAATGACTTCTTCTACCGTCAAAAACACATATAAATATTAAATCTTTTTTATTACTATGATTCCAAACTTTATGAAAAGCACCATCAGGAATAGAAAATATATCACCTTTTTTAACTTCGTGTTCCATAACACCTATTTGCATGGTACCCTTCCCACTTATAAAGTGATAAACTTCTTCTTGTCCTTCGTGTGCGTGACCGGTAGTTTCTTTTTTGGGGTGTAAAATAGTTTTAGACACTACTAAGTTTTCTAAATCTGTATTATCTATAACTGTATAGGTGGTATTTTCTTTAATTAAATTACTATTTTTTTTATCTAACTTTATCTTCATAATTAATTTCTATTATAGTCATCTTCAATTCTAACTATATCGTCTTCACCAAAGTATGACCCGTGTTGGACTTCTATGAAGATTAAATCTTCTTGTCCTTTATTCTCTACTCTATGTTTAGTTCCTTGGGGTATTAGTATTGTTTCCCCATAATTGAACAATTGTAACTCATCATCTAACAACATATAAGCTTCACCTTGGACAATTGTCCACACTTCACTTCTTTGATGGTGGTATTGGTAACTTAACCGACCACCCGGCTTTACGGTTATTCTTTTTACTTTACAATAATCACCATCGACTAGTATTTCAAATTTACCCCACGGTCTTTCTTCTATGTAATTCATTAGATGTCTAGTATTAATTTATCAAATTCTTCTTCAGATAATCCTTGTATAATCATATACATTTTAAAATCTAAATCGAAAGTTCTACCATATAACATAAACTTTTTAGTGTATGTTTCGTGATGCTTTTTAAATTCTTTAAGTGTCATAACATTAACCGTATTGGTTTAATATTTTATAAGTCTCTCCCCAATCCTTAACATTATGAATAGTATGTTCATCAATTAAAGGAAATAATCTTTCAACAATGGGGTAGTCGTTACCTCCTGGTTCACATTTATCCCCAAAAAAAACTATTTCACCATCAATTTCATCTAGTACTTGAGCTTTATTCTTTCCTTTAGAATGAATATCTATCGATATCTGACCCCCCACACTGGCTTCTATATGAGGAAATTTTTCTTCAATGATTTGACAGAATGTTTCTCTTTCTTTTACTTTTAAATCCCATTTATGGTATCTATCTCTCACTTCTTGTGGGCAATCTCTACCTACAACACTAAAATTTATAAGTCCTATACGTTTTTCAATATGGGTCGTAAATCTTTCCATCCACTGAGACCACATTAAAAATTCATTTAATAATTTTTCCAAATCAACGGATAAAGGAAAATCTAATTGTCTTATCAACTCTCCATTCTCATAAACTGCATTACCACATGATTGGTATACACGTGTACATTTATTCCAAATTTTTTCTCCAACCTGTTCAATTGTCTTATCTTTATCGGAGCCTGTAACCAAATAGACGTTTTTTCCATCCATCCATTCAAGGAAGAATTTTTCAAAATCTTTATCGATTGGTAACCTACTCGGGGTTAGGGTTCCGTCTACGTCAAATAAATAATTCATAAACAACTAAAATATCTTTCTCCTCTATCACAGAGAATTGTTATTGCCTCTTTTTCATTGTTATCTCTTAACCATTGGAATGCTGCTTTGACGTTTGCCCCTGCACTAATACCAACAAATAGACCGTATTTAAGAGCTAAATGTTTTGCCATTTCTTTAGCACAGTCTGTCTTAACTGTTTTAATTTCATCTACAAAATCCAAATCTACTAAAAATTTGCTTCCGTCTCCTATTCCTTGGATGCCATGTAGACCTTCATCACCCCCTGACATAACAGCGGATTCTGCAGGTTCAATAGCTACTACTTTTAGTTTATTCCAATATTCTTTTAATCGTTTTCCACAACCCATTAAAGTTCCTCCCGTCCCTGTACCAGCTATAAAAACCGCAGGACTATCTATTCGTCGGTAACTACCTCTAGTTTTAGGTAATGACCATTCTTCATAAATTTCAGGAGCTGTATTTTCATAATGTGCTTGGATGTTCAAAGGATTATTAAATTGGTTACAGTTAAACCATCCATGGGTATGACATAGGACATCTCTTCTTAGGATAGCTCCATCAAAGTCCCCTTCATCCACTTCTCTTAAATTTGCCCCATAGAATTGAAGCATTTGTTTACGTTCTTCTGACATGTTTCTGGGCATAAAAATTTCTATTTTATAACCTCTTTCTGCCGCTAACATCGCAAACGCGATTCCTGAATTACCTGATGTCGCTTCACAAATAGTATCACCTTTTTTAAGTATACCTCTTTTTTCTGCATCGTTTAAAATAAAGGTAGCCATTCTATCCTTTACTGAACCACCTGGATTCATAAATTCACATTTTCCCCAAACAGTTAATTCACCTATTTTAATAGGTATAAGAGGTGTATTACCAACGTAATCAGATAATCTTGTTTTCATTAATCTTCGATTTCCACAGAAAATGTATCTCCTTGTACGATTTGTTCTATAATATTTATCCCATCTACAATTTTTCCAAAACATGTATGTTGGTTGTCTAGATGTTGTGTTCCAGGTCTATTGTGACAAATAAAAAATTGTGACCCTCCAGTATTTCTACCAGCGTGTGCCATGGATAAAACACCTTTGTCGTGATACTGATTACCACCATTTAACTCACAATCTATTTTATACCCAGGTCCACCATCACCCCTACCATTAGGACATCCTCCTTGAGCGACAAATCCTGGAATTACTCTATGGAATTTTAATCCATTATAAAAACCATCTTTTGCTAATTTAACAAAATTATCTACTGTATTAGGTGCGTCTTTTTCATAAAACTCTACCACCATAGTCCCTTTATCTGTATTAATTTTACCTTTCATGTTAATTTGTTTTTATATAAAGTTTATTATTTCTAATATACATAACCCCTACTGGTACTTCTCTTAATTCTTTACCCATTAAATCATATATTTTATTTTCATTAATTTTTTCAATTGCAAGTTCTTCTATGTTTGTTGGTAACATATTGAGTAATACCCATGAAAAAGAGTTTTGGTCAAATACTAACCAATCTTCTACACTACATACTTCTACTGAACCGTTCTCGTAAATGTATACATCATACGCTACTTTAATTGTATCTGAAGTTGTAATTTGTGGAAAATACTCATACATACCTTGTCCTGCATAACACATGCCAGCTGTTGCAAATCCAGTACATACTCCCCAATATACTGTCATAGAGTCAGGATTATGTACTATATTTGATGTATCAAGTCCTATATTAAATCCTTGACTTTGGTCTATCCAATATGTTATTGAATCGCAGCAAAAATAAGGTTGTTGCGGTTGTTGTGCTTGTATTGTGTTTAGTCCAAGCGCGACTAATACTGCTAATAATAATGTTCTCATTGTTTTACCTTTTTTAAATTATTTATTTCTCTTTTTATATACCATTCTGCTTTTTCTAAATCTTCAATGGTATTATTTTTTTTACCTGCTCTTGAAATGTATTTTATAGTATTACCTAAATTAAATCCAAGATTCCACTCTTCAATTACCTTAATAGCTTCATATGGATTTTCTTCACCCCCATAATGATTAGGGTGTTCTACCATTTCGTTTTCTCTATTTTTTTTTCTGTTATATTCTATAATATCCTCTTGGGTTGGAATTTGGTCTTTGTACCCTCTATTTCTATTATATTGTTCTCTTAACCAGTAATCAGAATCCCAATCATTTTTATTCCTTTTTGTTTTGGGTGTAAGTGCTGGTCCTATATTTTGTGGGTTATCACTATGTAAATCTTTATACTTTCTTAAAATTTTTCTTCTCATTTTTTAACAAATTAATAATTTTTATTCTAATTCGTGTGGGGAACACTCACATAATTTTTTATTAGCTACTAATGATGAAGCTTTTAATAAACTTTCAAAGGTTCCTGCATCAGACCACCAAGATTGTAACACCTGACAAGTCATTAACCCATCTCTAACATAAAAATTATTAACATCAGTAATTTCTAATTCTCCTCGTTCAGAAGGGGCAAGATTTTTAATATAACTAAAAACTCTGTTATCATACATATAAAGACCAGTTACCGCAAAATTAGATTTAGGTTTTTTTGGTTTTTCTTCTATAGATAACACTTTACACTCTTCCCCTTTTTTAAGTTCAGCGACACCAAATCTTTCTGGGTCATGTACAGATTTTAAAAATATCTTTGCACCCCCTTCGAAACCATCTATTGTTAAGTTTTCATTAAAGATATTATCACCTAAACACACCACTACATTAGATGCCCCTACGAATCTTTCAGCGAGACTTAAAGCATGTGCAATTCCACCCGCCTCGTCTTGTATTTCATAGGATAATTTAAGACCCATTTCTCTACCACTACCTAATAAATTTAATATATCACCACAATGTTCTCTTCCAGACACAATTAATATATCTTTACAACCCATTTTTTTAAGGGTTTCCAAGGGGTAATATATCATAGGTTTATCGTAGACTGGTAATAGGTGTTTATTAGTAACCTTTGTTAAAGGATATAATCTACTACCCGTACCCCCAGCTAAAATAACACCTTTAGTCCTTTTTTTCATCCCTTATTTCTTTTGCTGTTTTAAACGTCACTTCTTCTGCCCCATCCTCTTCTAATAATTTAATATTATCATAAACCATTTTTTGTAGTTTTTCTAAATCTGTGACTTCAACATCACAAACACTTAAAATTTCTACAGAGGTATCTAACTCTCCTGGTAATACTAACGTATTATACCCAAAATCCGTCTGAATTTTTTTTGTAAAAGCTTGTAATTCCTCTACAGGAGGAATTCTCATTATTTTAATAACCAAAATTGGTTCGTATTTTTCCAACAGTAGTTGGTTTGCTGCTAATTTTGTTGCTGAATTATCTTTTGCCATAATAAATTTTTATTTTAAAAATAATAAGGTGTTTTTAGATTGTCAATCTAAATCGTAATTAGTTTAGGCAAATTGGTGGGTATCCGTCTTTCACATGTACAAAAATACCCTTTATCTCGGGGGGTAACTCAAATCCTGAGTTTTGGGGAAGGGATGTTATTAATTCTTGTACTACACCAAACATCTGAGTAGTTGATAGTGTGGGTTCCCCCTTTTCTTCAAAATTTTGGGTTGCAACCTCTTCGAGTCTTTTAAAATATAATTCTTTATCTATATCTAGCGTCCCAAACATATCTTTAAATGCTTGTTCATCGTTTTTAAAAAACTCTTTAAGATTATTCACATATATTAATACATCTACATTCATATAACAAATATACAAAAAATTATCTAATAATAATCAAATCTTCGGAATCATCTTTTTCTTGTAATCTAGGACCAACCTTAACGTTAGGTGAATCTTTTAAATTAATAACTTCTAACTGTTCCAGGTCTGCTAATGAGTCTGGAAGTGATTTTAATTCAGGATTTTTAGCTAAAGATAAAAATTTAAGATTCTTAAGATTACCAATACTTTCAGGAATCTCATTTAGTAATCCTTCTATGTGTAATATTTTTAAATTAGGAAATTTAGTGAATCTTTCTGGTAAAGGTCTTGATGGTAATTTTTCCTGGTTTCCATATCCACCCCCATGTTCAAAATCAAACCTTTCTAGGTCTTGGGGTAAACTTTCCATAAATTCATCAAAACCGTAAATCCCAATATATTTTGACACAGAATCACTAGGATATCTTACTTGTACTCTTTTACCTTGTTTTTGGTCTTTACTTAAAAATCTTTTAAACATTTCTTTAAAGAATTCTTTAAGTTCTGGTCTCTCATTTAAGAATGTAGGTAAATTTACTTGTCTATCCTCTTTATCCATATACTGATTAGATTCAAAATGGAACTGGTATTTGTCACTAGGGTCTTTCTTACTAACCATAATATACAAAGGTCCTTGTTTAGAATAATGGTCATAGTAATTAGAAGTACTACCAGCTGTACACCATCTAGTACCTGAACCATAATGACATGAAGCTTCTTTAGATTTAGGAATTAAAACCTCCCAATTAGTCCCATCATAAACTAATTCCGCATCCTTTAAAACTCTTTCGGCTTTAGTAGTAGTCGCTTGTTCTAATGAAAAACCTTTTGTTAAATCATATAATTCATCTGGACTAGATATTTTATTAATGTCTCTTTTATCCTTTGATACTCTAGACTTAAATCTATGAAATTTTTGTAGGTCTTCGGTTACTTTATACAAGTCTTCTTGGAACGTATCTTTAAGTTGTGCTAACTTACCATCCCAATCTGGACTACCGTAGGCATAGTGTTTGTCTGCCTCTTGTTGTAGTGACATATATTGTTTAATTAACCATTGTGCATATGCCCCTACCTTTTTTACTTCCGACTCATCGTCTTCACCATCACTATCAACCCTAGTAGTAGGGTCTGCTTTAACTAACATATAAAACTCGTCTTTAGACATTAAAGGTTTTTTACCCTTCTTTTTAGGTTGGGTAAATTTCTTTAGTAGAACCTCTTCTCTAGATTGTTCTAAAATGATGTTAGTTAATATGTCAGTAAACTGTAGTGCCATTTCTTTTGTTTATAAATATTCTAAAGATAAAATAAAACCCCGACTAATCGGGGTTAAAGTTAAACCAAACTATATCTTCTAATTAATTTTTTATCTACTAGTTGATTTTTTCCTTCTTTTTTAAGGATATTATAAACTTTTTGAGCTGCTAATTTTATATCAGTCATCCCACCCTCAATCTTACTTTTTCTTTTATAAATCATCACCTCACTGTTTCCTGGGGTTTTAACTAGTTTACCGCCAATTCTTTTTGATGTCTCTTTTGTAATTTTTTGTCTTACTTCATAGTTCACCATTTTACAGATATGATGACCTCTTTTTTCCATTGTTGTGCTTGCACCCATTTTTTACTATTTTTTTTAAGATTAATAATTTGTTATCCAGTTAAGTTGGTTCTTTCGAAACCTGTTTTGGTGTAGTTTGTAATATCCTCTCACATTACTCTCTTTTCCAAATAATTTAATATCTTCAAAAGACATTTTCATTTCTTTAAACAATATTGTTTGCCTACTGTTTAAAATAAGATATATGTTATTTGTAATCCATCTTTTGAATTCTTTTATATCTATATTGTCTTGTGTTTCCATACTACAAAGATAAGAAATTTATATTAGTTTACCAAATTTTCTAGTTCTTGTTTTACTTTTTCGTACCCAATTTTTTTGTGGTCAATATACCCATTGACATCAAAAATATATTTTCTACATCTATTATTGGTTAAGCATTTTATTTGGTACACTTTCTCCTTATCTCTTGTCATGTACACTTCCACAACACTATTACTTAGATGTTGTGTGTGTATTAATTTATCTTTTTTCATTCTTTATATTTTTTATCTCCCTACCTCCCCAATATAATTTTCTTTAGTTGACTGCCAAGACATGTCTATTACATCCCAATAAAATAACTGTTCTTTCTTGATTCGTTGTTGGGTGGTAAGATTTTTATACCTACGAATCGCTTTTGGTTTCCACCATCGACAAGTATATTCTACGTCATCTATAAATTTTTGTTTCATTTTTAAGTTACTTTCTTCCACTTCTCCTCTTAGAAACTCATTTCCATTATCATACATCATAGCTAAATAAACACCTCTTTTAAATCCATGGTCATAAGTGGAAGCTTTTATACCACAATGTTTAAAAACTTTATTAAGTATATTTTGTTTAGGTCCTGTAGCGTTTATTGCTTTATGATGTTCTTCAGGGTGATTCTTTTTTAACCAAGTATTCCAAGGTAAATAAACTTTATCATCTGGTTTTAATCTTACTTGTCCAGTAGTCTCACCCATGGTCTTAAAATGTGGCATTCCATTATACATAGAATTTATCCCATATAATGAAGTAGTACCTACAGCGATTAACTTATCACCATATTTTTCTTCCCAAGCATCCCTAATTGTTTTACAAGTAGTTAATGCCGCTACTAACTTACCCATTAACATATTATAACCACCTGGTTGTGTGGAACAGATAGTAGTAGCTATCGCTGTATTATTTAATTTGTGTTGGTCGAATTTATTGGTTTTATCCCAACCTATATAAGCGTCTCTGGCTTTAATACTTGTTACATCAGAACCCAAACAGATTAAACCAAGAACTTTTTGGGTTTTTCTATCCCTAACCCAGAATTTCATATTTCTACCCGGATTTGCAACCCATTCCATTGTATGAATAAGTTTACGATAGTTTACCCACTCCGTAACTCCTTTACCCTGTGTAGCTATTTCCACATAGGGTTCTAGGTCTTCTATTTCCTGTATAGTTTCTTCTACATTATAAATATCCGTGGGCTTCCATAGATTTTTTTGGTAGGATAGGAGTTTCTTTTTTATTTTACTCATTTTCCCACCTTTATTCATTTCTTGCCATTTTTTATAAAGAGTTTGTTCTTGGACTGTCATCTCTTTAAGCATATCAAGATTATCGATGAGTTTTTGTTTCATCTCCTCAAAGTTAAATTCTTCTTCCGTGTTAAATAAGTTTAATTGTTCATTCATATTTTAGGGTCTTTATATTTTAATATAAGATATTTTATAAAGAAATACAACGCACTAGAAACACACATCACCACCCACATAATACCTAATATTTGTCCTACTAATTCTGCCATTTTATACTCTTTTTGATGTCCCTATTACTTGGTAGTAGTCTTTTTTACCTTCAAAATAGTCTTGTGTTAGAGTCAACATACTTTTAAACATAAATGCCCCACTAGTTTGTTTTTCACACTTAGAAAACAATTCTACCAGAGTACCTATAAGTTCTATAGATAGAGAGCCGGTATTATTTAAACCAGAATATTTTTCTATTAAATCTAGAGAATACGTTAATTCATAAGTATCTCTCTCTTTTTTGGTTTCAAATGGATTAACGTTATCGTAGATTTGAATTAGGTCTTTAACTAAATCCAGTGTTTCTAAGGGGTGTACTTCACCTTTAACAATTAGGTCTACAATCCAATGAGTATGTGAAGGAGTTCTTAATCTCTTATCAGGTTCTTTATATTTTACTATAAAATCCAGGTCAGGGTTTTCACCTCTAAACCCCTGGAAAATAGCTACTATTGTCCCGTCTCTCATGATGAATTGGTTACTAGATTCTACTCTAGGGCCATTTTTTATTTTATATTGTAATTTTTCCATATTATTTATTTTATTCTAAAGGATAATCAGTTTCGTTAGGACAAGGTGAGTGTCTTAATTCATACACCCAACCACTATCAGAGTTTTCATTAAAGACTTTTATCATTTTTTTTGCCTTTTTTTCACTTTTAAGTTCTAGTATCTGACTTAATCCATCTGTCATTAAGATATGAACGGTTTTCCCAGTCTTATCTTTCATTTTTTTTATAATATTATATCCCATTTTATTTTTTTTAATTACACTACAATTATACGAAAAAAAAATTAAATAGCCAGTTTATATTGTATTTTTTTTTACTATATTTTTAACATGGGATGTAAAAATTGTAAAAACAAAAAAAGTGTTATGAATAATACTAGTGATAATAGTAAAATAATTTTTGTTACTCTGGGGGTGATTTTTATTCTAATCCCATGGGTTATGGGACTAGAAAAATTATTTTATATGGTGAAGGATTTTATTCTTTCACTTTTTTAAAATTACCCTCTTGTTGTAATTTATGTAAAACTTCAATCTGTTCCTCGGTTATATTTTTAGGGTTTACAATTTTTAACTTAACTAATAGGTTACCAGGCCACTCACCCATTTCTTTCATTCCTTTACCTCTTAACTGATAAACCTTATCTGAATCTCCTAATGAGGGAATATCTATTTTTACTGACCCATCAAAATGGGGTATAATAATTTCAGTACCTAATAACATGTCTAGTGGACTAATATTAGCTGTATAAATTATATCTTTACCCTCTAATTCAAACGTTTGGTTGTGACTTAACCTTATCTCTACAAAAAGGTTTCCTTGATTACCTTGGGGTGATTCGTCCCCATATCCAGGATAACTCATTCTTTGTCCTGGTTTAATATCTGGTGGTAGTTTAAATTTAAAAATTTGTTCCTCCGCTCTAAGTCCATGACCTACACAAGTCCCACATAAATTTTTAGGAGTTTTACCTTTACCATTACAAGAAGGACAGGTTACGGATTGTATATTTCTAAAAAAATTATTCCCTGTCATCATTTGTATCCTACCTTGTCCATTACATTTACCACACAAATTCCATTCTCCTCCAGTACCATTACAACTAAAACATCTTTTTTTTCTACTGTATTTTATCTTTTTTTCTTTGGAGAAATATATGTCTTCTAAGGTTACATGTATTTTTAGATTTAAATCTTTACCGTGTCTAGGAGTAGGTCTTTGTTGTTGTTGTGTTTGATTAAAAAAACTATTAAAGATATCATCCATACCTGGGCCACCCCCACCAAATTGATTAAAAGGATTAGTTTTTTTATCATCATATTCTCTACGTTTTGATTCGTTTCCCAGAGTATCATAAGCTTCAGATATTTCTTTGAACTTATTTTCATTCCCACCCATATCAGGGTGATGGGTTTTAGAAAGTTTACGATAAGTTTTTTTTATTTCTTCTTGACTTGCGGTAGTGTTAATACCTAATATTTTGTAATAATCTTTCATATGGTAAAAAAATATAAAATAGTTTTAATTCAGCATAATAATGTTAAAAAAGTTCTGGCTACGTCTAACGTAAAAAGAAACATTTATTCTAAGTTTAATAAATTTCTCAAAGAAAAAAAGCCTATATTCCCTGTTAATTACACAAAAAGAAAAAAGACCTCTTTCGAGTTAGGTGTGATAAGTACCGTAGAGAGTAAATCAAAAATTTATAAAAAAGATGAATTAGGTAGAAATGTTGAGGTTGTTTTAAACTATTCTCCTTATTTTTTGCACGAATTCAGTGACTATTGGATGGAAGAAAAAATTTATGACCATCAAACTAAAAAACGTATTTTTTTTAAATCTTTTATTGCCACTTACACTAAAAGTAAAAACATAAAACATATTTTCACACTTAACAATAAATTAGTAGTACAAGAAAACGATAAATATTTTTTATTTTCTCTTAAAACTACTGATGATAGTCATAGATTTTTAGATTGTATTAAAAAACATTTATATCAATATGGAAGAAGTGATTGTTTATTAGTTCCTGACACAAGCACCGTTCAACGTAAAGAACTCTATAAAGTATTGGTGGGTAAGGGGTTCGATAAAAAAATGTTATATAAACATTTTACCTATTAACTCTTAATAATGGTAAATTTAATATTATCTATATAAACTATATATCTAGAATCTAAGTCAGAAGAGATTACCTTTGTGATGTTAGTGACCTCTTTAACAGAATTATAATAAACCCCTTCACCTAACTCTAACTCTATACTTATATTTTTTATATTATTAGATATAAAATTAAAGGATTGAGATATAGATGCTAGTTGTGAAAGAAACTCTTCATTTTGTCTTTTATCTTCTGCCATTTACTTATTTTTTTAGGTGTTTTAATTTGGTCCAATAATTCTTCTCGTGAAAATTTTTGAATTTCTTTTATAAATTGTTTTTTGTGAGAGACTAGTTCTCTTTTATCTTTCCCTATCTCTCGTTCAAACCACCTCTCTAAGTCACCTTTTTTACTCATCTAACTTTAAATTAGTTTTATCGGTTGATTCAATCGGTTCTTTATCTGTATCGGAAAAATCAAAAGCTAATGAACGTAATGAAGATACTTCGTTTTCTTCAAATATTTTTTGTAGCTCTAACATTTTAGTATCTAATAAATCTCTTTTTTCTTCATTTTCTTTATTCCATTTAACCATAGCTTGTACTGTTTTTTCTACCATCATAATCCCATTTTCATTTTTTTCACCATAAAAGGTAATCAACTGGAATTGTTCATTACTATCATTTACTTTAGTTTGTACTTCACTACCTAGAGACTGTATGAGTTTTACTACCTCCCAGTGAGAGGGTAGTTTTAAGTCTAACATAAAAGTACCTTCATGAGTCCTAATACTATGAAAAAACTCACCATATTTAGATATTTCTTGTGATAACCCCATATTTTATGATATTAAAAATGTTAACCAATACGACATACTTACACCCAGTAATAATTTTTCATAATTATTTAGGGTGAATGGTCTAATGTTAGCCGCAAAAATAGCAACCGACACTTTATAAGTGTAGTGTACCATAGTTAGTGAACAAAATATAAAAATTAAATTATATACCCATCCTTCCATTTTATTAGTCTTTAGATTTTTCTAATATATCTTTTCTTAAATCTTGCATTAAAGATTTTAAAGCCTGTGCTGTTTTTCTAGCTCTTACTCCTGCACTTTTATTTTTGTTAGTGTAGAATTTATTTGTATCCATTTTTAAAGAGTCTACAGCTTCTGAAATTTTTTCAAGTATTTCCATTTTTTTCTAATTTAGTTGTGTTTATGTACGATTCAAATGTGGTGTATACATTTGATATATCGTTTATTTTTATAATTATTTTTTCTGTTTTTTTTATTTTCTTTTCTATATCCATAGTGTTATCATTCAATAACATTTCTAATTCTGATTCTAATTTTTGTTTAGTGAGAATCGCATTATTTTTGAATATTTCAATGTATCTATTAATCATACCTTTACTAGTTTTTATTAATTATAGATAAACTATGGTTGAGAGTCAACTATAAGTGATTTATCTAATATTTTATATATGTCTGCTAATACGTCTAATTCATTTTTTGTTTTTTTTATAAACAACTTAAATAACCTATTTAGGTACACATCCATTTTTTCTATACTTTCTTTATCACTATCTTTATAAAAAGACTCACTAAAAAAATTCCAAAAATATTCATAGTGTTCACCTTTCATTTTAAAATGGATATTTTCCTGATAAAAATTATCAATATTTTTTTCCCAACACCATGTAAAATGACCTTTTTTATCTTCTAAGGTAATAATAGTATCTTCACCTAAAAAAGTGTCTTGTATAAGTAAATAAAGGGAACATATAAAATCAAAAAATAAACCAGATTTTTCTGCACTAATATTATGTGCTCTTAACCATAGGTCCATTTCTTCCATTGTTACTTGTTCAGTAACATATTTTAAAAATTGATTTGGTGTAAATTTTTTCCTTCCCATATTAAAAATATATTAATGGAGAAGAATTCGTAAAGGAAATTACAAGTTTATCATTGTGTTTTTTCAGTATATGACCATAGTTTTTTCATATTGTCCACATCTTTTTTCACATCTTCTTTAACCTGGGTGACTTTTTGTACATCCGGGGTATACCCTCTAAGATTAGTCATACTGGATTTTTGTTTTGCAATTGCAGCTTTTTTACGTTTCATAGTTTTTTGTAATCGGTCTCCTAACTTATTTGGTACCACATTACCCAAGGCTTTACCATCTTTATCTACTTGAGCGTTACCAGTTTCCATAGCTCCACCTAAGTAGTCACTAATCCTATCTAGACTTTCAACACCATTAGCATCTTGTAGTCCCATACCCCTAAAGTCATCAATAAAGTCTTCTTCTTCAGGTGTGTTTCTATACATTGGTGATTTATAATCTGTTTTAGAATTATTTTGGTGTGGGAACTCCGGATGACTATTATTTTCAATATCTAAATAGTCTTTCATTTTTTTATTTACCGATTTTACAAAGTCGGCACCTTCTTTCCCAGCCTCTTTATGAGCAGTATCAAAAGTTTTAACTGCTGTATTACTTTTAAATCCAGAAACATCCTTAAACCCTGTCTGTGTCTTTAGGGGTTTTTCTGTATATTGTTCTTTAAGTTTGTTTACTAATCTATTTTTTAGTTTTTCTTTAACATTTTCGTTAAATTGTAAGGGCCCTCCTGATTCGTAGTTATATCCACTTCCTTCACCTACATTAGGGAAAGGTCCTTGAGAACTAAAATTATATGGGTCTTTTTCCCCTTCTATATGTCGTTTGGAGTACGATAAGTCGGTTTCTCCAAGTTCTTCATCTACTATTTTTTCTACTTTGTTCTTTATTACGTTTTTAGCTACCTCTTCTTTAACCACTTTTTTCATTATGGATTCAACTTCACTTTCATTCCATTGCATTGGTGCAACAAACGCACCAGAACTCCCACTTCCTGTAGCTTCCTCTACTTCTTCTTCTTTATTGTCAGAATTTTCTTTTTGTTTTGCAGCGTCTATTAGTTTTTTATATTTCTTGTTAACGGCATCTATCATTCTTTTAACCGCTGACTTAGGGTGACCGTTAACTTCTGTTTTTATTTTTTTTATCTCTTTTTGTCTTTCAACTTCTAAATCTATAGCTGTTTTATCATTTTTGTTTTCTTGTTCACCAAGAACTTTATGCCACCCACTTTTAAATCCAGCTTTTTCACTTTTTTGGGCAATTCTGTGTGGATGTTGACCTTTGGAGTCTGCATAGTTCATTATTTTACCTTCGTTACTAATGACTGCACCTTGGTTATCTTGTGTTTTTGCATGGTTTTGAGTGCCCACTCTCTCAACAGCTTTTCTTAAAACATCTTCTAATTGAGGGTTTTTACTTAATATATCTGACATAATTAATTCTTTTTATATAAATATCTATTCATACTTATTTGTCACACCTTTTGGGTTCATTGTAAAAATTTTTCCTATAGGTGTGTTCATTTTAGCGGTACCCACTAAAGATGTTATTGGAGATTTATAAAGTGACCTCCTTATTATTTCTTCAATTTCTTTTTTTATAAGTTCTCTTATATGTTCTTTTTTCTTTCCAGTTTTTTTAGAAACCTTATCAACCGCTTCTTTCATTATTTTTTTCTCTAATACTGAAGAAGTTAATTCTAAAGCGTTAATATCACCTTGATTACAATAAGGGAAGGTAGAGCATTTTTTCTTTACTTTTACAAATTGACCTCCTGGCCATTGTGTTTTAGATGCTCCTCTCCAATTTTTTTTATTTTTTGCGTACCCTAAAGGTCCAACATATGCACCTGCTGATGCAGAAGTAGTAGCTTCACCCATTTCTTGTTCTACATCATTTGTATCACCAATTTCACCCATTTTTTGAGAGTCTGGTTTACAGATTTCGTCTTCACTACAATAATACATCCCTTTAGGACATTTATTTTTTCCTTCTATATCATGACCAGCATTTAGGAGTTGGTTAAATAGGAATGCGTCACCACCTTTCATGGCTATTTGTGCACCTCCTTGTTTGACAGCTTTATCCATATTTTTTTCAAAGTTAGATTTTACACTCATTATTTTGCTCTTTTAATTTCTGATTGCCAAAAACTTCTTCTAAACCAGAACGCTTTATATAGTTCCAGTAAAACATTAGACATTAATTCTATCATATCACCTCTAAACTTTTTGTCTTTAAGTTCTAATTGAATCATTTTTTTTAATTCGTTTTTATATTGAGGTTTTTTCATAAAATCCTTAATCTCTTTACGAATTAGTCTTTCTATCTCCAGTTTGTCTGTTTTAGTGAGTGCCATATCTATAAATATTACTTAACATTAGATACTACCCAAGAAGCACCAACAATTGTTGCGGCTCCTAAAAAAAACTGAAATCCTGGTCTCTTAAACCACTTTGGTTCTAACTCTTTAGTTAAATCGATGTATAATTCTATACGTTGGTCTAATAGATTTGTTTTTTCTGTAAGAAAAGCAATATGTAAACTATCTTGTTCGTGTAATTTCCTATAATTTAACAATTGTGTGTTAAGTAACTTAATTTCTACTTTTTGTAAACTATCGGTTTGTTCATACACTTGGAATAGTGAATCTATTTTTATCATCTCCTTATCCGTAAACGTATTCTGAGAAAATAGTAGTGTTGGTAGACACAATAATAATATTAATATTAATTTTTTCATTATTCTTTTATTATAGATTCAGCGTCTACTTCAATGTCATAAACTTTAAAGTAGTTTCCTTCAGAAGCTCCACATAAATTCCCAAATGAACAAGACCAATTATATAAATTTTGTTTAGAGCCTGGAGCCCATGGACCTTTTAAATCTTGCCATTGACTTAAAACTAACCAGTATCCTTGTTGTCTTCCTTGTTCCCAACGTTTAATTTGGTCATCATCAAAAGTAGAACCATCAAATCCTGGACCCATTTTATAAACTACAGTAGAAATAGTGTCTTGTGAAAAAGTAACCGTCATACCATTAGAATCCAAATCAATAATAATATCTACTGGGTCACTTAATTTAATGCCGCCCCATGATACTAATCCTTGTTTTGGTGTTAAGTCTGTAAAACACGTATCTTGCGTCGTAGAATAACTTATTTGATAGTTTTGAGGTGCGGAACTACTTCCATCTCCAATATGCATAGTATGTTGGAATACTACATTTTTATTTGTTTCAAAGAAGTCTACTTCTTGACAGTTCCATTGTGGGTTATTACCTCCAGCGTCACAATAATCACTACCTTTAGGTTGTAATGATGGGTTAGTAGGGTTGTTTACCATATAAAAAGTAGAAACAACAAAATTACTAGTTAAGTGACTAAAATCTGCTTTAGCTCTAATTTGTGTAATACTTTTATATCCTTGTTGTGAAACTACTCTACCTGCACCGTCTGAATCAGCCGTACCAAATTGTACTGAATTAGCATTAACGGTTGGTGATGCACCACAAGTTGACCCATCTACATCGAATTTTGGTTTAAAAGTTTGTGAAGTTTTTATATCCTCCACCATTTTATCTTTTTTACAACATTCTTTTTTAGTTGTACAATCTTTTTTAACTGTTTTATTTAAATTGATTACTCCACATCCGAACATTGTTCCGATAAGAAGAAAGGTTAATAGTTTTTTCATTTTTTATTATTTAAGTTTATTTAGTTTAGTTACATGAAAATTTTGATGGACTCGAAGGGTCCGCAACGGATGTACACTCAACTGTTTTTATTTCTAACGTATTAACTATCTCATTTCCTTGTTGGTTATGTGGGTCATTACTCCACACTAATTCATATTTCCAATTTGTATATTCTGACCAGATATAATTGTCCATAGGTCCTGCTCCTTCATTATCTTGATTGCTATACCATAGACCGTCACGAATACACTTTACAGTGCCACCTGGTTCCAATTGATAACTTAACCAAAAGTTTCCTGTCGATGGGTTCGGTTGTTTTAACGAAGCTGGTGGTAGTAATTGACAGTGGAATTCTGAACATTCTGTAGGTAATACTCTACCATTAGGACTACAATTAGATTGAATCTTAACTGAATCTCCAGGAGCAATAACCGTAGTATCAGGTTTATTGATACCCCAAGTTGCTCTAATTGTTTGAGGTTGGTCAGTAGAATTAATGTACATAATCGAAACCTTTACAGGTGCATCCTCTACTTGGATAGTTTCGGTTTTATTTTCTGTGTTTAAATATGTGTAACCAAAATAACCTACTAATCCGATTACAATTAATGCTAAAATTTTTTTCATTGTTTTGTTTTTATAAATTTATTGTTATTGCGAATGTACATAGACCCAAGAGGGATAGAGTTGTAATCTTTATATTCTCTCCCTAATAAGTCGTACATTCTATTATTGTTATTATTAAAATTGTATGAGACATCTTCTATTTCTTCAACAGAAACTGCACCACTACACGTTGCTGGGTTTAAACCATGACTATATAAAGTCGAAGCCATTATACCAGTATCAAAAGGCCATATATCTTGTTCTACTATATCACCATTAGGATTAATCAATATAAATGTTGGGAATGCTTGAATACCATAATCGTTATGTATACTACTAGCATTACATAAATAAGGTACCTCATGACCACCGCCATAAGTATTTTCAAAATCTTCACATTGATTTGTTGTCCCTTCAAGTTCTATCGTCATAAAAAACACATCTCCTGTGTTACACCCGTAATCTTGGAATGATTGTCCAAAGTCAGGAGCTAGGGTCATACAGGTTCCACACCAATAAGCGTGAAAATCAATCGCTACCCATTTACCACTATTTAAAATAGAAAATAAATTGTGGGTATTACCATCTAAATCCGTATGAGTAAAATCTACAGCTGTAGTTAATGGTGTTTGTGAATAACCATTCATTCCCATCCCGAGAATCAATGCTAAAGTTAATAATAAATTTTTCATATCTATATTTGTTAATTTACTTTCTTCCAAGAACCACTTCCACCAAATGCTCCTAATCCTTCACCTATACCTACTGCTGTAGCATTACCACTAGTACCCCACGTTAATTGTAGTGTACCACCATCTTCAGCAATAAATGCTTCACCAAATGTTGTAGCCTTTAATAATGTTTCTTCACTACCAAAATAAATAAGTCCTTCAGCTTCAATATCACCTATACCTATACCACCAGCACCCCCTTCATATTCATATGTATTACCATCTCCATCAGTAAAAATACATGAAACATGTGAATAAAAGAGATAACCTGCAACATTAATTGTACAATCATAAGTTGTAGTGTTCTCATCACGTTTACCCCATTGTGGTTTTGGTACTAAATCTAGTACTGTATGGTCATTATTTCTATCAGGTGTATTAGGATTGATTCCATGTGCAGCAAACCATCTATCTGCTTTTTTTCTTCTTTGTTTTTTGTTTAATTTTTTCATGTCTAATTTTATTATTTTAATCCAGGACCAAATAATTCAGGATGGTCCTTAGGGTTATTAGTTCCCATTGAAGCGGAAGTTGCATATTTAAAGTTTTTATATGATGTACTAAAGTCTCCAGCAGTACCCGGTTTGAATGGGTCTGTACATTTAGGGTCAGTAGCGTCACATGAACCTAAATTTTGGCGAGTCCATGTACCAATATAAGGCACAAATGGTCCAGTTTGTTTATAACCATCATTCTTTTGAGGGTGAGGTCCATCACAATATACTTGTTTTCCTTTATCGTTATACCCATAAAAGTATAAACCGTCACTTAAGATAGCAACACCAAAAGTAGCATAAGTTGTTGGTTTTGGGAATGTAGTGTACATACTATCCCATACGGTCGCTAAATGATTATAACCATCAGTTCCTGATAAATCAGTATTCCAACTCATTTGTGACTGTGGATTTGAACTATTACCATTAGGTAAATTTACTTGAGGTCCAGTAGGTTGCCATTTAGTTTCCATAATATCAATTTCTCTACCGTACTGAGAATACTTATTACTTCCACCTTTTGGACTATTATCTAAATAATATTTATTATTCCAAATCATATTTACTCTTTCAGCTATATAAAAAGTTTCACAATATAAAGTATCCAATGTTCCTTTCAGTCCACCATTTGAACCTACTTTAATGTCTATTTGCCATACTCCATCCATTCCAACACCGTAAGCGTTATTATCGATATCATAATTATCATTTAAGATGTTTACTGGATATGCTCTACTTCCGTAATTAAATCCGTATTTGTTATTTCCTGTTTGTTGAGTTCCTTGTACTGTAGATGTACCGTCAGAAGTCCATCTAGTAGTGTCATCGAAATTGTAATCTTGTACCCAATATGAACCTGGTGTAGCAAAAGGAGATTTTCCTGTTTGTCCCCCAGACCAGTCAATTAATCCAGTAGTTGGTGGTGTTGGTATCGCAGTTTTAGTATATTCTACATTATAACTACCATCACTGTTTGGTGTAAATTTTAATAAGTTATCCGGTGTCCCATCGCCAGCTTCCGAAACAGGTGGGTCTAATTTAGTAC